AATAGCACATATCAGACATCTGCCTTCTGGGAATATCGGTATGTCCGTCAAAGATGACCGATACTGCGTACCGCTTTGTTTTCAATGTCATCAGCATCAACATACTATGAATGAAAAAGAATTTTGGAGAAGAAATAATTTAACTAATCCAATGCAGTTTGCTTATCAGTTATGTTTACATTCACCATGTAAAAAGGTAAAAGAATTTTCCGAATCAACTGATTATTTTAAGGAAGGGTATAATGAATAAAGGGTGGATATTATTACATAGAAAAATATATGTAAGCAACGATTTTAAAAACGAATTAGATAGATCAATATTTATATTTTTATTAAGTCGGGCAAGTTATGAGCCTGTAACAGTTGTATATCGTCAAAAGAGAATAGCTTTAAATAGGGGTGAATTATTGATTACTTATGGTGATATTGCTAGTAAATTTGGCATTTCAGTACAAAATGTAAGAACTATTATAAAGAACCTTAAACTAACAGGTACTCTAACAGTTAGTCTAACACGAGGTTTAATGCGAATAAGCATTGAAAAATATATAAAATATCAAGATATAGACTCAAAAAAGAAACAAAAACTAACAGGGAGTCTAACTAACAGAAGAAAGAAACCAAAGAAATTAAATAATTATACTAGTAATGTAATTAAATATAAAAAGGTAAATATAAAAGACCATATGCCTAGACTTAAAAATATAAAAGATATTATTGACTTCAAAGACGAATGAATTTAAATCTTTATGAGTAAAAACTACTATAGTCATTAGCTAGGTTGTTTAAACAAAACCTTGACTTTTAGTCGTGATATATCCTTGCCTAGCTAATGATTTAGAAAAGGATAAAAATATGAAACTAACTGCAAAACAAAAAAAACTTCCAATGGCTTTACAAAAAGCGATTATGAAGAAAAAGAAGAAAACAAAGAGGAAAAAATAATGCCTTACCACACTACAAAAAAAAAGAAGAAAAAGAAAAAAAAGAAGAAGAAGTAATGGTAAAAGTCGCATCAATTAAAAATATTATTGAAGGCTTAAAACCAGCACAACAAAAAGCTATGAAAAAACACGCAAGACATCATAGTTTAAAACATATGAGATCAATGGCTAATGCCATAAAAAAAGGCTCATCATTTTCTTCTGCACATACTAAAGCCATGAAAGCAGTAGGTAAATAATGGCAAAAAGAAGAAAAGTACCTAAAGATAAAAAAACTAAAATACCAAAGAAATATCTCAGCGGTCTTAAAGGTTCAAAGAGATCAACTAGAGCAACATTACTAAAACAAATGGCAAGAATGTATAGGGCAGGTATGAGAATACCTGTAAGTATGTTCAAAGCGAGAGTAAAGTAATGGCTGTAAAAAGACGTCCACTGTCTGCAACTGTTTTGGCAACACTTAAAAAAAAAGCTAAAAGTAAAAAAGGTGTTACACTTGGACAACTCAAAAAAGTTTACAGACGTGGACAGGGTGCTTTTTTATCATCTGGTTCAAGACCAAGAATACCTATGGCGGCTTGGGCTATGGCTAGAGTCAATAGCTTTATGCGAGGATCAAGAAAACACGATACAGATTTAAGGAAGAAAAGAAAAAGATAATGGCGATTACAACTGCATCAATGTTATCTGAATTATTTACAAAAAAATTTGCTAAAGGCAGATACAAAATACGAAAAAGCAAAACGGGGGCTAGACGTAAAAAGAAAAAGAAAAGATGATAGATGCGTTATTGTTTATATGCACTCTCATTATTTTCTTAGATTATATGCACAAGTCTTACGTTACTAAAGACCCAGATGATCCTGAAACTCAAAAATGGATAGACGAAATAGAAGCAGATAAACGCAGAGACAAATACAAGGATCAGGATAAATGAGAAAACCTACATCTTTTAAGTTTGGTCATAGACGAGTAAAAATAAAATACATCTCAGACAAAAAAGCAAATAAGTTAGGTATATATGGTCAAATAGAACCAAGTAAAAATGAGATAGTGTTAGACAAGACTCTAAAACCAACACAACTTATAAACACCCTATTACACGAGTCCGTACATCTAATTGCAGATCACTATCACTGGAATTTACCAGCTAAAGAAGAAGAAATGGTGTCTGAAACTGTTATCAATGGCTTATGTGATTTACTCGCACAGAATCCTAAATTACTTTCATATCTTGCATATTCATTAAAAAAAGATTAATTGATTAGTAACGATTACATATCGGTTAATTATGGATAAGAAAAAAGACATCATTGAAGTTACCCCTAAAAAAATAGGTAGACCTAAATTTGCGTTTACAGAAGAAAAGTTAAAACAAATATACGATTTAGCCAAGATCATGTGTACCAAACAAGAAATAGGCACTATAATTGGTTGTTCTCACGATACGATTGAAAGAAATCAAGAAGCTATGGAACAATATAGATTGGGGATTGAAAACGCTAAAGCTACCATAAGACGGACACAATTTAAAATAGCTACACAATTAAACTCAGCGACTATGGCTATGTGGTTAGGTAAAGTTTATCTAAGACAAGACAAAGAAGATGACCAAGAGGATTATAAACCTTTGCCATTAGGTGATGTGATAGACTTATGATCCCTTTTCCTAAAAAAAAATATAATATTATATATGCTGACCCAGCTTGGCATTTTAAAAATTGGAATAAAGATAATACCAATATAAAAAAAGGTATTCCACCATATCCAACAATGAGTGATAAAGATATTAAAAATTTACCTGTTCAAGATATTTCTGAAAAAAATTGTATTTTATTTATTTGGGTAACATATCCTAAATTAATATTAGGTTTAGAAACTATTAGTACATGGGGTTTTACTTATAAAACTTGTGCATTCAGTTGGATAAAACAAAATAAAAAAACTGATGGAATTTATATGGGTATGGGTTATTGGACAAGAGCAAATAATGAAATTTGTTTATTAGCAACTAAAGGTAATCCTAAAAGAATTTCAGCAAGTGTAAGACAAATTATATTAGAAAGAGTTAGAGAACACTCAAAAAAACCTAATTGTGTTAGGGATAGAATAATAGAACTATGTGGAGATTTACCAAGAATAGAATTATTTGCTAGACAACGAACAGAAGGTTGGGATTGTTGGGGGAATGAAGTTTAAACCTAAGTGCGATTACTGTAAAAGAAAAGCAGATGTTAGTGTAGAAGGATTATACTGGTGTGCTGATTGCATGAACGCTAAACTTGGTATATGGTTAGATGAATATGGCAACTTACAGAGGAAAAAAAGTAAAACTAAACAAACCATTCAGAACAACTGGTGGGAGTAAGAAGTTTGGTGTTTACGTTAAGAACAAAAAAACAGGTAGAGTTCAAATAGTTAGATTTGGTGCAAAGGGTATGTCTATCAAGAAAAACATACCCGCTAGGCAGAGATCATTTATGTCAAGATTTAGACCAATCCTACAAAAGGTTAGAGCATCAGGTAAACAAGTCAATCTATCTCCAGCTTATTGGGCAGTACAATCTTGGAAAAAAGGTTTTAAGATTTGAAAACTTTTATCCTTATGATGCACATGATGGTCTATGACCCTGATCTAAAAATGATGCGTGGTATTACTTTCTTTGAACCAAGCATACCTAAATACGAAAGCAAAGAAGCGTGTTCTATTAGAGGTATAGACATAATTGTAAAAGTAAAAAAAGAATTAAAAGATTTAAAAATTAAAACTGGCAAGTTTGAAATAGATTGTATTGAAGTAGAATCTAAAAGTATTTAATGCCACTATCTGATCCACAAAAACAAGTTATATCATCAGATAAACGATTTAGAGTGCTAATTACAGGCAGACGTTTTGGTAAAACTTATCTATGCTTATTAGAAATACTGAGACAAGCTAGGAACTGTGATAATGGTAGAATCTATTATGTTTCACCATCATACAGAATGTCCAAAGAGATTATGTGGAAACAGCTTAAAAAAATGGTAAAGAAACTTAGATGGGAAAAGTATATCAATGAGTCTGATCTTACAGTAGTGCTAATTAATAATTGTCAGATAAGTTTAAAAGGTGCTGATAAAACCAGAGATAGTCTAAGGGGTGTAGGTTTACAGTTTTTAGTCTTAGATGAGTTTAGTGATATACCTGAAGAAGCGTGGACAGAAGTTCTAAGACCAACAATCTCAGATAAATATGTAAATGGTAAAGTATTATTTGTAGGTACACCTAGAGGATATGGTAACTGGTCTTATGATATGTTTCAACGTGGACAATCTGGCGATCCTGAATGGCAATCTTGGAA